TCATAATATGGTAAAATATTAAATTGAGCACTTCTACAATAAGGACACTTTATAAAATAATCTATTTTTAAATCTCGCATTTTTAATTGATCTTTTTGTGATAATAAATGTACTTCGTATGTTTTAAAATCAAATTTTTGTTTACAAATCTCTTTATATAAGGCATCATAATTAAATTTATGATTACATTCTAATGTAACATTTTTATCATTTAATGGCATACCACTTATCTTACACATTATTTCATCATCATCTGATTCATCATCCAATGATTTTATTAATGAATCATAAAAATTTATATCACCTTCTATTTTATATTTCATATTAAATATATATATTTACAGAATATCTTTAAATTTATTTTATTTTATTTAGTTATATGTCACCTAATAATTGGGGCCCTCCAACTTGGGTATTTTTACATACAATAAGTGAAAAAATTAAAGATGATAGTTTTCCCATAATAGGTAGTAATTTAATTTCTTTTATTATTAATATTTGTAACAATTTACCTTGTCCAGATTGTTCGCAACATTCAAAGTCATTCTGGTCAAAAGTAAATAAAAATAATATAAAATGTAAAACTGACTTAATAAATATTTTATTTGTATTTCATAACGTAGTTAATAAAAGAAAACGTTATGATCCTTTTAAATATTACGATTTACAATATTATAAAACTAGAAATGTTATTGAAACTTATAATTCTTTTTCTAGAAATTTCAATACAAAAGGAAATATGAAATTAATTACAGAATCCTTTCATAGAAATATCATGATGTCTTCATTAAAAAAATGGTTGATGAGTAATTTAATTCATTTTGATTTATAAATATTTGATATTTTTTTTAAATATTCCCTACCAATTCACCATTACGAAATAATTTACATTTAAATTGTTGTTTAGATGGCAAAGAACAAACTTCTTTATTGGAATTCATTTCATTAATATATAAATATTTCTTTAAATTGGTTCCAAACATTAATGGTCCTGAAATTATACCTCCTAAAAATAAACCACTTATTATATCACATAAAATTAATCCTGTAGATAATGAAGTTATACATGATAATGTATATTTAATACCTATATCAAATACTATATAAAATATAAAAAATCCCAAAACGCTATAATTAATAACATTTATTTTAGTTTGATTTGTTAGTATTATCATTGGCATTAATAAATACATTAATGTAAAACTCAAAATATATGTACTATATGTAATATCTTGAGGTATAAACATTATTCCTGTTAGACATTTTTCAGGTAAATTTTCATTATTATTGTTTCCTATTCCCTTAAAAACTAGTACTCTTAAACATGTTATTACAAAAATCCATAAAAAATAAAATCCTAATTTTGCCCAAGATGATGTAAATACAGACAAAACAATCATACTAATACATATTATTAAAGGAGCATAAAATGATAATGAATATAAAATATCTAATAAATTGGATAAAATTTTATTCCCTGTGTCAGACATATATTATTTTATTATATTATTTTAATTTTAATAAAATAATATTTGGATTATATAATATGATTTTTACTTTATTTTTCTAAAATTAATTCCAATGCTTCTTTTACATGACTTATAGGATAAAAATTAACATTATTAAGTATTTCATCATTTTTATACTTTTCATAAAACTCATTAAAATCTTTTTCATTTTCTTTTGGAAATATAAATGATTTCACATTAGATTTCAGGGAACCTAATATTTTATAATTTAATCCACCTATAGCAGTTATTTCTCCGGACATTTGTATTTCGCCTGTAATTCCAAATGCTGGTTTTATAGGAATGTCGTTTAAAAGACTATATAATGCGCAAGTTATTGCGCACCCACCACTTGGGCCATCCTTGGCTACTGAACCATCGCCTGTATGAATATTTATTCCACATTTATTATATTCATTATCATACATCTTTCTTAAAAATAGTTGCCTATCTTTTACGGTTAAATTCCATGCTACAGTTAATGAAACATGCATACTCTCTCGCATAACATCTTGTTGTAACCCTGTTAGTTTTAAATCCAAAAATTTATCTGATGGAAAATATTTTGCGTGTATTGGTAAGAATCCTCCAACACCTTGACTTGTAGCATACATTCCATTTATAAATCCTATTTCATTTTTAGAGGAAACCTTTCTTATTATCACTTCTTGTTTATCTTTAAAATACTTTGTTTTTATATCATCAATTGAAATTTCAATTGGAATATCATAATTTGTGTCAAAATTTTTTAAAATATCCAGATTTATTTCAGAGATTATTTCAAATAAAACTTCTTTTAATTTTCTAACTCCCGATTCTAACGTATATTCTTCTATTATAAATTTTAATACATCATTTGAGAATGTAATCATATTTTTTAAACCCATTTTTTCATATATTTCAGGTAATATATATTTATTTAATATTACCAATTTCTCCTCTAAAGTTAAACTCTTAAATTTTATACGATGAATTCTATCTAATAATATTTTATCAATAGCTTCTACATCATTATAAGATAATATAAATAATGCTTTTGATAAATCTAAATCCACTCCTGAAAAATATTTATCCTGAAAACAATCATTTTGTGCTGGGTCTAATAAATGAGTTAAAATACCTATTATTTCTTTACCGTGTTCTGTCTTTGAAATTTTATCTATTTCATCTATAAATATTATAGGATTCATACATTTTTTATCCATTAGTATTTGAACTATAGATCCCCATGTTGATCCAACATATGTATAATTATGACCATGTAAACTAGACCCATTGGAATCACCACCCATTTGAATCATAGCAAATGGTCTTGAAACTCCATTTTCATCTTTTAAACATTCCGATAATCCTTTCTTACACATTGATGTTTTACCAATACCTGGGGGCCCCTCAAATCCAAAACAATATCCATCTTGTTTTCCATTAATCCATTGACCAATTATTCTTTCTATTTGTTTTTTAGCTTTATCATGACCATGAATTGCGTTATCTAAGGTAAATTTAACATTTTCTATATATTTATTGATCTTTCCAAATTTATCTTCTATTTCATTTATTAAAACCAAAATATTTTTATATTGTTCATTATTATTTATAATAACAAAAACTTCACTCAAAATTACATTATCATGAGAAAATGTATCAATAAAATTTTTTATATATTTTATTAAAATACCTTTTGATATTTTGGAATACTTTAAACATGATTCTGTCATATTTAATTTTGATAGTATTTTATTAATTTTTACAATATAGTCTACTAATTCTGACTTTTTACACAAAGATATATTATTTTTTATTTTATTTATATCAATTGAAATATTTTGTTTTAAACTTGATTGTTTATAGTCTTTTATAGATTTTAAAATTTCCAAGCTTGTATAATTCTCTTTTATTTCACTATTATTTATATTACTTATTTTAAGCATGTTAGTATAATTAGTTTTAATTTCATTCATTATATCTAATATTGGTTCTCTTCTATAAACATTAAAAGGAATTTTTAATAAAGCATCCAAGTATTGTCTAGCTTTTGATCCCGAATCTTCGGATTTGGCTTTAACTTCTTTTAGTTTCTGCATCGCCTTTTCTTTTACAGCATCTGAAACTTTTAATAAACAAATTTGTTGTTCCAAAGGTATTTTTTGTATATCAAAATTAGATAAATCATTTGTATATTGTATAGTTCTTTTCATTGCTTCTTTAAAATATTGTTTTATAGACCAGGGAAAACTATCAAATAAAATTGTTTGTTCTATTGTATCTATTGAACCATTTGAATCATTTGAAAGAATATCATATAATAGATAAGCTAAATATTGATTATCATATTTATCAGATTTTATTAATAATTGAATTATAATGCTACGTTTTATATATAAATCTGAAATTATAAAATCTTTTATTAATTGTGCGATTGGTTTTTGACTTATATTATTTAAATTACTTAAATATCCGATATATCTGGAATATATATCATGTGTTTCATACAATAAATAATCTTTTAAATTCAATGATTGAAAATATCTTTCAAATGTGTCGCATTGAAAATTCTCTGATTGTGTTATATTTTCTCGGATTGACTTACTTTTAAAATTTATATATTTATTATTTAAAAAATCTATGATTATATCATCTATAATGCCAGTTATTATTAAACTTTTTTTATTATTTGGACTATGAACTATTAATTGAATTCCATTTACTTTTAGTTGAAACTGTTTTATTTTTATATTAATATCAGCTGTATCTAAATTTTTTGATTTTTCATTAAATACATTATCATCTATTTTTGTAGACTTATCTCCTTCCTTCTTGGAAACTAATACTTTATAACTTGTAGGATGAAAATATTTTTTTAACAATTCAAATTTATTTTTTTCCATATCTGAAATAGTATATGTATTTATTGAATTATTTCCAAAACAAATCCATAATAAATCTTCAAAAGATTCAGTTCCATATAATTTAAATAAACATGATAATTCATTATTAACTATTTGTAATATATTGATAATATTATCAGTATTTGATAATATATTTATATCATTTATTTTTTTTATTCTATAACTCAATTCAAATAAAATATTTATACAATTATTAACTTCTGTTAATCCTATAATATCTAACATTTTATTTTTTTGAACATGTAAAATAGTTTTCTGAATTACATCCTGAAAAAATAACATTTTTTTTTCAATTAAAACGATTATTTCTGGTGAAGTTTTTTTAATCCCTTCTTTTTTTGAATTATTAACTATTTTATCACTTGTTGTCATAATTTATATATATATTATATTTACAAATTATTAGTTTTGAATAAATTAAGTTTTATATATATAATAGAACAATATTAGATATATATAATGATAATTATATATTCTTATGGGAATCCCTAGTTATTTTTCATATATTATAAAAAATTATTCTAATATTATACAAAAATATTTTTCTAATTCGTTAAAAGTTGATAATCTATATCTAGATTGTAATTCTATTATTTATGATGTTTATAGTAAAATAGAATTTGATAAGCTTACAGAAACAGTATCTATAAGTATTATAAAAAATGTTATTTCAAAAATTGAAGAATACATTTCTATAATTCAACCATCACAAACAGTTATAATTGCTTTTGATGGCGTAGCTCCTGTAGCAAAATTAGAACAACAAAGAGCTCGTCGTTATAAATCATGGTATCAAAATGAAATGTCCCATATGATTTTAAAAAAAGACAAATATGATGCGTGGAATACTACTGCTATAACACCAGGAACTAAATTTATGAATGAATTAAATGATATTATTACTAAACATTTCAATGATCAATCATTTACTAATTATAATGTTGCCAATATTATTGTATCCGGTTCTAATTTTATTGGTGAAGGAGAACATAAATTATTTGAGTTTATACGCTCCAATCCTGAAAAACATTCTAAAGAAACTACTATTATATATGGCCTAGATGCTGATCTTATTATGCTATCAATTAATCATCTAAACTTTTGTCCAAATATTTATCTTTTTAGAGAAACGCCTCATTTTATTCAATCAATTGATAGTTCTTTGGAACCAAATGCTAATTATATTATGGATATTCCAGAGCTAACAAAAAGTATAATACGATATATGAATAATGATAGAGATATAGATATTCAGAAGGATATTAATAAAGTTTACGATTATGTATTTTTATGTTTTTTTTTAGGTAATGATTTTTTACCACATTTTCCAGCTATAAATATTAGAACAGGCGGTGTTGATAAAATGATTAATGCTTATCGTTCTACTATTGGTAACAATAATAAAAATCTCACTGATGGAAAAACAATTTATTGGAATAATGTAAGAAAAGTGGTAGAACAATTGGTAAATTTAGAAGAGGAATTTATTATTAAAGAGCATCGTGTTCGTTCTTCAAAATCAAAACATGGTATTCCTGATACTACCCCTGAAGAAAAATTAAATAAATTCGTTTCAATTCCTTTATATGAAAGAGAAATGGAGCAGTATATTAACCCTTTAAAACCATATTGGCAAACACGTTATTATCGCGGATTATTTGGAATAACTTCTGATACTAGTAACGAACAGAAAAAAGATATTGCGATAAATTATCTTCAAGGGCTTGAATGGACTATGAAATATTATTCTATTGGATGTCCAGATTGGAGATGGCGTTATAAATATAATTATCCCCCTTTACTTGAAGATCTAATCAAATATATTCCTATTTTTGAAACAGTTTTTATACCTAATAAACCTGCTAATCCTGT